TCACACACGCTGGGGCAGGTGGCTTCAGTTCTCCTTGAATATTCCCTGTGGGATTTGCCAGTCATCGGGGAGCGGCTCTAGCCCCACGGCTTCACGGACTGCATTCACTGTCTCGATTGCCTGCCACTTGGTTTGCTGGGGCAGGATAAGGTCCCAATCCCACTGGTCGAACCAGATAGGCTCCTTGTCAACGATCCCCACCAGGCGGTCGATACTGTCCTCGATGTTCTTGTCATCCTCGACTGTTCGTTTGAACCACCTGTGGAACTGAGTGCGCTTGTCCAGGTGCCTCCAGATAGCGACCAGTGTGACGCTGCTGTCCTCGCACCAGGGCTTCAGGAACTTCGGCCCCTCTGGGTCAGTGATGGCAAACGGCACCTTGTCGCTGGCGACAGCGCGTTCCAGCACAGAGTAGGATGTTCCGTAGCGATAGTCACCGACCCTGGTGGTGCCGACCAGTTCGTTGCAAACCTCCATAACGTCGAAGGCTGCTTCGCTGACGAAGTAATAGTCTTCCCCGTACTTCTCACCTGGCCGTGGCAGTCTGGTTGTATGGGACTTGACCTCTACAAAGTCACCCGTTGCCTCGAGCAAACGGCCAAGCGTCGTCTTACCACTCAGGGATTTCCCTGAAATGGTGATCAGGTATTTAGCATCCAATTCCATCCTCCTTTGGTTTATCGTCTCTGAACCTCTTGAATCTTGGGTGGCGCAGACTGCCGTCAGGGGTGCGTTCGTGATACTCCACCTCGATCAGTCTGTCATTGAGCCAGCCGTTGTTGAACGACTCCCACAAGGTCGCTCTGTCTGAATCTGAAAAGCCTGTACCGATGTTGACTTCAACACCCTCACAGTCCACCACCAGGGCACCTAACATACCTTCGTATTTGCCGGTGCCTTCGATGGCGTGGACGATGGGAACGTCTACCGACTGAGCATCCTTTATCTTCATCCAGTCCCTGTTGCGTCGTGGGTGATAGATGCCTTGCGGATTCTTGATGATCAGACCTTCCAGCCCACGATCACGGACGCTCTGGTAGAACGTCATCACTTCGTCCTCGTTGCGACAGAAGTAGCTGGGAGGTAGCTCAATGCCCGCCGACCCCTTCACATATCTATATGCGTCAGCCAGCAGTTTGCGCCTTGCTTTGTAGGGAGTCTTGTCCCTCTTGGTGCGCTTCAGGCCCTGGAAGATTTCAAGGGGCATGGCATCGAACACGTAGAAGGTGCCGTTCTCGAACGAGCCGTCTTTCTTCCTGGCTTGCTCCATCGTCTCCTTGAAAGACTCACCCATGAGTTCGCCGTCGAACACCATCTTCTCTTTTGGCCTCCAGATGTCGGTGCCCTGAGCGTAGAGGTCCTGGAGAGCAAGCTGTGTGTCGATGCTGACGGTGGTGACAGATTTTCCTGTGCGTGTATAGAAGTCAGTCGAGTCGGCATCTGTTATGGCAATGAGCCTCATCCCATCGTACTTAGGTTCTACGTACACAGGGTATGTGATTTTGTCAGGCTCAAACTTGTGTGCCAACATGACGTTGAACTCAAACAAGGTCCCTGGCCTGGCTCCATTCACGGTTGAAACGCCAACACCTGCTCTGATGTCCTTTTCCAGAATCATCATGAGCAGGACCGAGGTTTCAAATGTGTAGTCCATAAGCAGGCCCTTGATGCTGGTCTTGGCAGAGTTGCCTGTCAGTCGTCTGTCGGCCATCTTCTGCATCGTGCGATAGAACGAGGACTCTTTGTAATTGTCCACGCTCAGTTCACGACCTGTCCTGTCATTCACTCGCTCTCGCGTATCCAGAGTCTCCTGAATGAACCCAAGGTCCTTTACCCCGAAGGTGATCATTGGGTCGAGTGCCCATGTGATCACCTGTCGGAACAATTCCTCCTCGAGTGCGACCTTGAGAAACTTCTTCTTCTCAGTCGTGCCGCTCAGACTCCTCAGTGTCTGGATTTGTTCAAGAACCTTTCGGCTGTTTGCCACCCTTCTTCTCCTCATCCATAAGTTTGTTCACCAAGTCGGCGTGCATAGAGCCTGACGACTTGGGCTTCCGTTTTGGTGCGCTCTTCGCAACAGGTGCTTCCTTCGGCTGGTTTCTCTTGATCTTGTCTAATGATCCCCAGCCTCGCTGGTAACTCTTGTCGAAGATCGTGGTTTTCCCCAGGTGACTGGTGTCGCGTGGCGTATAATAAAGAGCGCGACCCGCCTGGAGTTCTTCGTCACGCATGGGCACGGCAGGACACTCGCCACAAGCGATGGCCCTGTTGCAGTCCACCTCCCAATTGAGAGCATCGCCAGATTCCTTGCGATTGATGATGCGGAGACAGACAGCGTAGTGCCTGCTGGCGTTGTAGATGCGGCAGCGAACAAACGCTGTGTTGTCGCCACCTTCTGATGCGGTTACGGGATATGTTTTCTCGGTCATGACCACGCCCCCCAGGTTGTGTACTGTTTGCTGTGCATGATTTCCTCCTCTTCGTCTGTTAGGACTGATTCCACTGGTGCGGTTGGAGCATCTGGCTCATCCTTGAGTGGCTTCCAGCCACGCATCATATTAGCAGATTTGAAAATGGCCTTGTTGAACTCACCTGGAAACATTTCATGTTCAACAGAGGTGACGTTGGGCGCCTGCATGAAGTCACGAATCTCCACGGCGCTATCGCGAAGGCTAACGATGTCACTCTCGTCTGCACACAGGCCAATTCGTGCCATCATCGCACACGAAACTTCCTGCATGATGGCGTTCTCCTCAACGTCTCTTGCATCTTTCAGGATGGTGGCGATGTTGTTGCTCTGATGCCAGCCTTTGTCTAAGTAGCCGATTGCATGACCAAACGCCACTACCTTGTCGGTATCTAGCTTGGTAGTCATCAGGTCGTCACGAAAGGTCTCGTAAGTCTCACCAAACTCGCGGCTGTCATGGACGATGCGAAAGTGGCCTTCGTCAAGTGTGACCTTGGTCTGGTCGCCACGCAGCATGCCCAGGTTAATGTGTGCGTCTACTGGACGTACTATCTTATTGAGTCGTTTCGACAGATAGGTGAGCATGATGTTCTCGGACGCGAACTCTTTGGCGTAGCCCTTATTGAAACCGCCCCACGTTTCAATCAGGAGTGCGTTAGAGCAGTCTGGCCTGCGAATCAGGTCGAATACGTGTGTGAGTGGCATTTTGCCTTTGGCATTGAGCCGGAAGATTCGCAAGGTCCGGTATGCCCAATTGTGAAATGTCATGTTGCGCCTCCTTTGTGTGTCTCGCGACAGTCTTATACTTACATATAGCGCAACCCAACACCAGCATCCTACAGTATCTTCCTGAGCAGTTCCCTTCGCCCAACGGGGTCCTTAATATTATGGGCGCTATAATAGCTGGAGACAATCTGATCAAAGGACGATTCATTTGGGTCCTGATCTGGTGGCAGGATAGCCACTCGCGCTGTCAGTCCTAGCTTGGACAGTTTCTCAGCGGCGACCATCGCGTTCTTGATGGCTCGCCTCTCACTGTCCCAGAAGAAGGTGACACGCTTCAGGCCCAGACGCTTTAACACCATGAAATACGAGACCTGCCCATCCGCACCATCATCTGACAGGTGCATACCAAACGTCGCTACTGCTCCGACCTCGGACAAATCTGAGTCGCTGCGGAAGGCGGCGGTGAGGGCGATAGCGTCGAACACTCCTTCCCCCACGGCAAGCTCTGACTTGCCTTTCACCAAATGCCCGCCGTACAGGTATTTACCGCTGGACGGCAAGCCTGGCGGGAACAGGTATTTACGGCTCGAGGTTCCCAGGATGTCACGGCCCTGGAAAGTCACCATCTGACCATGCAGGTCGAACACTGGAATCACTACCCTTTCCCTATAAAATTGTTCTTCCCTTTCCCCTATAGGACCGTCGTAGAAAAACGAGCCGTTCTGACAGTACATCAGCCGAAACTCTTTGGCCAACTTGCCGTTGATTCCGCGATCTTCCAGATAAGCTAGGTTGTTGCCGTTCACATCGGGCAGGTTGATGCAGCCCGTTGGCAGGTCAGACTCCTTGAGAACTGTGACAACCCGCTCGACAGGCTTACGCTTGGGCTTCCAACCCATGTCTGCCGAAACCCGTTTGATATAGGCCACCACATCCTTGGCTGGCGGGTTGTCCAGATACTCGCGAATGAAGGAGTACTTGTTGAAGGTTTTTACGTGGCAGTCACCGTGGAAACAGTTGCCGAGTCCAGTCTCCTGGTTCATCCAGACTCTCCACTTATTGTCGCCGCAAGCCGGGCAATGGTGGAGGTTGTACTGCTCACCGGATGAGCCAGTCTTCTCCCTATACTCGATGCCCTCATGCTCAAAGAAATGCCCCATGTCGAGCAAGTCTAAGGCTTCTTGCAACTCACTGTTATCGTCACGCGCCATGTGTCCCACTACTCCCACTACTCCCCCCAGGCCGGGTCTCCAAGGACTGGTCCTCAATCGACTGACAGTACCCTGGAAATGAATTTGCCCCGCTCCAGGTCTTGCTTGACCTTGATTGTGCGGTCTCCAGCTTGGTTTCTTGATGCGGCAAAATAAAGTCGCGCTTCCTTGCGCGTTCGTTCGTCGTCCGTGGCATTGATCGACAACAGCAGGTCGCAGGTCCTGGCTTTATTGATGTCGTCGGCAATGTCTGTCATCTTGGCTACTGCTGCCTTCATACCCTCTCTGTTGGTCTGTGTGCCGGTTAGCAGGGCCAAGTTGTGTTCTTGTGCGATACCACGCAGGTCCACGTAGATGCGCTTGCTGTTCTCAATGCTGTCATTCATGCGGTAGTCTGGAATCATCAGGTCTGCGTAGTCCAGAACCACCAGGTCAAACTGCATTCCCATCGACTTATAGCGGTTGATGAGCCTGTTCAGATTCTTGGGTGTCAGTGAGCCTGACGGAAACTCATGAATCTTGAAGGCACCAGACGTTTTCATCATGTGCTGGACCTTCTCATGAACCTCTGCTGCACGGACCCCCAACTCTGAATAGGGTATCTCTGCGATGTTGGCATCCAGCCGTTCTGCGATGATCTTTGAGGCCACTTCCAGCGACACGTATAAGACGTTGCGCCCATAGAGACAGGCGGCTCGAGCCGTGTCGATCATCATGGTGGTCTTGCCTGACTTGGCTCCACCCATGATGACGGTCAGTTCCTTTCTGCCCCAGCCTTTGTGGTAGAGCAACTTGTCCAGAACATCTATGCCCGTAGGTATGCCATCGTGTACCAGCTTACCAGCCACCAGATCGTCCCTGAGCGATTTTCTCCCAGCAGACTCGTCGTAGTAGTCATAGACCCCCAAGGTGTCGTCAGCGCCCACCTCGTTGGCTCTGCGTACCAGCTTCTCCACATCCTCAAACTTCTTTCGTTCGATCAGATCGACAGACGCGAAGATGGCCTGACTCAGAGCCTGATGCTTGGCGAACTCCACGCACTTGTCGAGGATGAAGTCACGGTCAGCAATGACCACAGTGCGTAACTCGGTCAGCTTGTCCTTGACCTCTGGCAGCAGGTCTTTTCTGATGCGAGACTTGGCAAGGCCATCTTTGATGACCTCTTTGACGACTCCAGGGTTGTCTGGGAGCCTGCGATACGTGGAGAAATAATCCTGCCACAAGGCAACCAGAGAGCCTTCCAGTTCATTCGCAAAGTACTCTGGTCGGATCAGTCCATCCGTTCTGATGCAGAAATCGACATCACGAAGAAGTAGAGCGGCTACGCAGGTCTGGAATTCGTCATCGAATTCGTATTTGACCTCTTCCACAATTACTTCCTGTCGATTTTGTCACCAATAACCTTGAGTCGAAAGCCCTCGATTGAGTGCTTATAGAAGATGATGACGGGAGAGTCATCGTCCGTGATGAACTCTTCCGGGCTGTCAGGAAGAGTCTCGCATACGCTGATGGTAAAGCGGTCGCTGCTGTGCAGCCTGCCGGTGATGGCATCGCCAGACATCAGGAAGATTGTGATTTCGGTCCCCACTGGTGCGAGCCTTGCGATAAGCTCGTCGTGGCCCTCTTTCTTTTGGCGTGGCTTCTTTGCTCGTATGGTCTTGCGCTCGACCGCCTGAACTCGCCCCTTACTATCGGCTCCAAGAGCCTCTCTCAGATCATTTTTCATGTCACGCTCCGTTGTGTTATTCCACCAGCAACCTGGCGGTTTCGTCCCTAATATAATCGCGATTGGTTTCGACTGCAATCCTTCTAAC